CTTGTATTCCGTAAGCATATTGGAAATAATTCTTATAATTTTCAGGTTTTACATTATCAACTGCCTTATCAATATTATTTTTTAATCCATCAAATGTATATACGTCTCTGTTCTTTTTGATGTATGTTTTTATTTGATTGAAATAATTTTCAATCGGTGAATTCGTCATAGGTGTATACGGAATAGAAAATAAATATTGATTGCCACTTTTTAAGATTGCTTCTTTTACCATATCGTTATTATGACTTTTCGCATTATCTAATATAATGAGATGGTCTTTGTATTTAGGTGCGATTTGCGTTTCTATAAATTCTGCCATTCTTTCCTTGGTTGTGCCTCCTTTTTCATAAAATAATTTACCAACGCATTTTGAATTATTGATAGCAACTAATAAGGTAAAACTACGAAATACAAAATTATTATTTGTTTTGATTACACATCGCTTACCTATAAAACATCTACTATATGATGGTTTCAAATGAGAACCAATGCTTGTTTCATCCAAACAAATAATTTTATTAAGTGGATACTTATGAACTTCGGTATAGAATGCTTCCATTTCTTTATTCTTGTCGGTTGGTTGCTTTCGGCGTTCTTTTGGAAAATGCTGATGACGTGTTCGCTTTCTGGTTCTGTTATTTGCTCTAATAACTCTACCTAAATGTTGCTGTGTAATATCCAAATCATTATATTTTTGTTTCATAGTAAATAAAAGTTCATTCATCGTAAGTTGTTCATTTTTATCAACTATATTTAACGCAGTTGTTACTTGTTCCTTTTTAACTTTATATGATATTGGATTTCTATTTTTACGAGTAAGGTTTTTATTATTCTTATAATAATGAACCCAATCTTTTAGAGTGCTTTTTTTACAATTAAAAATTTTACATACTTTATCCATACTATCTTTATTTTTCAAATAGTAATTTACCGCAGATACTTTATAATCATTGCCTTTGTGCTTCATTATACTATAATAAAGTTAGAAAAAATACTCATTTTTTGTGCGGATTTAAATGTTCAAGGGTGTATATGTTTTTTTATTTCTTCTTTTATATGTTTTTTTATTTCTTCTTTTATATGTTTTTTTATTTCTTCTTTTATATGTTTTTTTATTTCTTCTTTTATATGTTTTTTTATTTCTTCTTTTACCACCATATGATTCTTTCATTAAAGTTACATTTTCTATATCTTTTAGATAAATACAACTAATAATATCATGTCTATTTTTTATTGATATACTTCTTTGGAAAAATCCTAAAACTTTATATTCACCTGTTTTATCTGTTACAACTTCTTTCCCATTAGCACTACAAGGATCCTTGGTATCTTTAATGGTAATTCTAACATATAATTTCTCATAATGTGCCCTACTCAATTGGTGATATATATTATCTAAACTTTGAGTTTCTGTCATTATATATATAAAATATTTTATATATAATGATTCGCATTTTTGTCAAAAATCCAATGAAAATCATTTATATGAACATGTGTTAAAATTCGTTGTCTTAATGCTGGCGCGGATATATTAGAATCTCTTGCAGCATCTGCTATTGTTTTGAACGACGTTTTGTCTCCAGTTGAACAACAAACTTTAACAACAGGTTGCTCATTATATTGTTCTTCTTTTGAAATCCCAGAATATCTCCATAAAAAACCTTGACAAATTCTTTTTTCGCGTAGAGAAATTCCCACTGCAGTTCCCGTTGTTAATCCTAATGAACGTCCTGCAGCTTCTATACTTTCAAATGTTTTGATTACTTCTCCTGTGTCTTTATTTATTTGGTCTATGGAACGTTTTCCCTTTCTTACTGGAGGAACTTCTGGATCAATTGTTTCATTTATAGAATTGGTTTCTTCATTATTAAGAATACTTTGTAACTTGGGTAAATCTTTTGCATTATCTATCAATACTTTTTCCAAATTGGCTGCAATATCAATAATAGATTTTACATCTTCAAAAGAGTCTTCAAATTTATTATTTCCTAGACAAACACAATGTTGTTTCAAAAGAAACATCATATTTTTCTCTGAAAACGCATAAGATACATTGATTTTATATTTCATTTCTCCCAATGGATATTGATTTTTTAAATTTGTAGTTAATGTTTCAATATCTTTTTGTCTAGTGATTGAGCATATAAACCGCATATTTTCATATTGATATATGTATAAAAAATAACCATATTTACAAATAGTATAATTACTTGCTATTTTATTTTTAGTTTCATGTGTAATGTCACCTTCCCCAGTGTAAGAATTTAATTTACTTGAACTATCTAATAATTGTTTCTCTCTTTTATTTAATTCTTCTTTCATTTGATTTATTTCTATTTCTTGTTCAGCATTTTTTTTTAATAATAAATTATAATTTTCCACATTATATTCATTTTGTTTAATAATTTCTTTAATATATTGTTCGACTTTTTCTATAGTAAATTCATTATCGTCTAGTGCTAATAATTCGCGGTGTGTTATGCCGTCTTCCGTAGTAATTAGTCGTATTCTTTTTTGTAAAATAGGATGTTTTTTGATAGCATTCTCTATTTCTATTTTGTTTTTCACTTTATAGGCATTATATAATATAAAATTATCAAATGTTTTTTTGTGACATTTTACTCTGTCGCCTAAATTATTACTCTGACCAAATTTAATAACAGATTCGTGATACATTTTGCTGTTTGGTTTGCCTAATGTTTTGTTATCAATTTTGCCTATATAAATGCATTGTGTATTTACTGGGAATTGCTCTATTATCGTGTCTTCTTTTAATTGTTGTTTGTCTTTTTCAACATTTTCTAATACTTTAGTTTGTTTTTGTAATTGTAATCTTAGTTCATTACTTTCATCATTGATTGTCTCTTGAATAATTTCTTCTAATTTCATAAAATACTCATGAATATCATCCGCTTTTTTTGTTTCAGCTTTTAAACAAAATAATTTAAACGTTTTAACATTTAAATATATTTTTTGAATATTATGTCCACCTTTGATGTGTTTTGTTTGCTCTACGCTATCGCATAGCGATTTTTTATAGTTAATATTTTCTTTAAAATATTTTTCTAACAATGTTTTAGCCTTTATTTTAACACTAAAACCTACCCATTTCCAAACATCATCTAAGTCAATAACAAAGTCATTTGTTGGATGATAATTTAAATAACAATAAAAACTTGTTAAAAACATTTGTTGTTCAAAATCACTAAAATTTGCCTTTATTTTTGTAAGTAGTTTGACATTATAGTCAGAAGACAATTTTGTGATTGGATTGCTCTCAATTAACTCAACGATATTAAGTTGTTCCATTATAATAATATATAGAATTATGTCTTTATATCATTATATTGAATTATTGTTTTTGTTTTTAAAAAACGAAAGCTTTAACTTTCAAAAGCAAAATCAAAAATTCAATGAAACTGAACCACAATTTCAACCTCTTCTTTCTTAATGCTTTTTGTAGCGGATATTGATAACTCCTCGCGCTTTTTACGTGTCTTTGAATTATCAGCCAATGTTTCCTTTCTTTTGGATGTGCTGTTACGACTATTCATGTCCTTTTCGATCGTCTCATAATTTTCATCAATATAATCAATCACCTTATTTTCCAGTGCCCATTTGAAAAAGTTCAATTGCCCGATAGTGGTCTCAATACATGTTCCGCTCTTATATGGAATGCTTATCCTATCCCAGCGACAGAACGGATCAAATCTTTTTTTGCTGTATGCTTTCAATTTCAGCTTGTAATCGAAGTATACTTTGAATCGAATAGCAGGTGTATTTTCCTCTGTAATTGTATATAAAGTATAGTTTTTTTTAGCATAATTAGTAGCAAACCAGTCTACAATTCGTAGAGATATTTTAGACTCTCCTGTAATTATTTTTAACATGCGCGTAAGATAGTTTTCATTTTTATAAAATTCCATTAAATTATTTAGTAATAGTTCATTTTGTGTTGTATAACTTGCAGAAGCATTCATTATGGTAGAATGTTTAAAACATATTTAAGTCTTTTCATTTAAAAAATATATTTTTAATTAAAAAT